TGGATGGGGTTTTTGCTGCCCGTCGTGTCGGCGCCGCCGGAGAGCGTCGTTTCTTCGCTGTGTCCGTCGCGATGCGAAAGCACGCAGGTCACGCGGATTGTCGTGCCGTCTTGTTCGGAGCGATACCGATAGCTGAGACCGTACTCGGCCAGCACCGGGTTGACCGCCGCAGCAAAGGCGCCAAGGTCGGCGTATTTGGAATTGTGGCCCTTGCGGTTCTTGATGATGACAGGAATCTTCGCCTTCGCGTCAGCGACGGCGGCGTCAAACGCCTTGCGCGCCTTGCCTTTGTCGTAGCGCTCCTGAAGGTCCATCAGCTTTTCGACGACAGTCAGGTCGGCGCCGCGGTCCAGCGCGCGCGACAGAAGTTCAAACGGCGTCGTCGCCGCCGGCAGTACTTCGACAGGCGTTGCCTGAACGATCTCGTTTCCTGATGCGTCAGCCACGTGAAACAACCTCACCATTGAATTTCTTGGAACGCGTCTTGTCGAAGCCGCGTGAGCGCATTTGCGAGCCGCGCTCGTTTCTGCGGTCGTGCTGGGTGCGCTTCTCGGCGAGACGGCGTGTGTGATGAATGTCGCGAATATCACCGCCGACTGCGCGCCACATTTCGCTGTCGTTCCCGCCATATGTTTTGATGTCCGCGTGCGCTTCGCATAGGCCGCAGTCTGGCGGGCCGTCATTTCCGATGGCGACCATCGTCCAGTGCTCAAAGACGGCGATAGGGGCGTGGCAATTCTCTAGAAAGCATTCACCGTCTTGGCGCTGCGTGATTGCACGTTTTTCGGCGAGTGTCGGTGCGCGTCGGGTGGCTCTCATTTTCTCCCCCTGATCGACCGACAAACACTGGCCGTCGAAATGCCCAATCTCTTCGCGATAGTTTGGTAGTGTTCGCCAGAGGCCACAGCGGCGCGAATGAGCGTCTTGGTTTGCTCATCGATAAAGCGGCGCGCTGGAATCCCTTTGCGTGCTCGCTGACGGCGATAAATCAGCGGACGACAAAGTTTGCATTCTCGTCCGCCGTTTTCAGTGACAACCTTACCGTGAAGCGCGAGATCATGACCGCGCTTGCAGTGGCTCTTGGGTCTGCGCTTCACGGGCTTCCGCATCCATTGGTAGGCTTGCGGGGGGATGGCGGCGAGATTTTCCTGGCGCGTTACCGCGCGGAGGTGCGCTGGATTAACGCAAAGCTTGTTTCTGCAGATGTGATCGATCTCTTTGCCGTCCGGGATCGCGCCAACAAAGGTCTCGTAAGCAAATCGGTGAGCGCCAACGCGCTTCGCATGTGCCTTACTCGCGTCAACAGCAAACGACCCATAGTGTGGGTTCGCGCTGCCGGACCAATGCCAGCAGGTCGTAACGCCGTCATGCATGACCTTTGCAAGAAAGCGCTCTATCGGCGGGCGAGGCGCGCAGCCTGGCGGTTTATTCTTACGAACGTAGGTCGTCACCATCAGGCCGGCCTCGCCCGCTGCAGCACCGCGGCAAAGCTTGACGCGATCGGTTTCAATCCAGGCTCACCGCCGGCCGGGGAGGTTGAGTCACTAGCCGGCGGTGAGGGTTGCGCGCGCTTTTGGTGAGTGGGGGACGTAAGCGCACGCGGTGGGGAGGGTTGACGGGTCAAGCGGATTTCTCCGCTTCGATTTCCGCCGAGACGAGTTCGAGCAGGCCCGCGTGGTCGCGGAGCTGCGTCGCAGCTTTCAGAAGCCCGAGGCTCTTGGCTTCTTCGGCCAGGCGCTCTGCCGCGTCGGCCAGGCCGGAAACGCGGTTGGCGATTGAGATGATGAGCGAGGGACACACGTGCCGCCCGTCGAGCGCGTTGCGCGCTTCCCTCGCCAAGCGCCTGATCCGGTCTTGCTGGGCGCGGTCTTCCGGCCTCCCCAGGGCCACATCCAGAACCTGGTCCAGGCCGGTCGTGCGCTGGCGTAGGCCGAAGCTACGGCGGGGCGTGACGTTCTCCGGGGCGGCTTCGCCAGCAATTACGTGCGGGCGGAACGCGACCGGATGGGGAATGACGTTGCCGTTGTCCATGGCTGGCAATGTGCCAGCGTCACGGTTCCCGGTCAAGAAAAAAGTGCTGGCTTATTTCCAGCACTTAGCCGACGCAAGATTTAGCGCTGGCAGAATCGTGCAGCCACTAAATCGGGTTTCTTAGGCGGCGCCGCTGTTCTTATCGTCGTCGCTGAGGAGGGCGCGCAAAACACGCATGTCACCGGAACGACCGCGCCGCACCAACGTCTCAACGATCTGCTTTATCTCTGTGACTTCCTCGGGCGTGTAGAAAAGATCGGCTGGGGATTCGCACTTAAGAACCTGTGCAAAAGCCTCCAATTGGTGCTGATTAAAGCGCCGTTTGCCCTTCTCTAGTTTGGACACGTCGCCCCCGTCTAAACGCACGGCGCGGTCTCCCCAATCTTGAGTCAACTCAGTTACAGCGTCGGCGAGTTCACGTTGGCTCATGCCTCGGTGCTCTCGCCATTCAGTCAGATACCAACGTTTGCGGGCCATGGCTCATGTTGGCGCATTGCCCGCTCCCGGTCGTTGGCGTCAATGCCAGCGAAGCTCTTGCAAGCACGCTGGAACTATGCCAGCTTGACGGGCGTAACATGAGTCTCTCTCTTCGCGAATACGCCAAACGGTTTAAGCGCTCGTTAAGGGCAATTGCCGTCGCCGCCGATGTGGACACCGGCGACATCTACGCAATTGCCGATGGCAAGGCGGGATGGACGGCCGAGACCGCGGCGCGGATCCAGAAGGCCACAGACGGACACGTCACCCCAAACGACCTTCTGGAGGTTCGGCAGGGTTTTCTGGCGGAAGAAGAGAAGAGGGCGCGGGCCAAACTGCGCTCCAGCCGTCAAAAAAAAAGCCTAGGGCGAGCCGCTGAAACGGAGGCCGCTTAATGGGCGCTTTTCCGAAATTTCACGACGTTGCCGGGACCAAACTGATCGTCGAGCCAGGCTTTGGCCTTGCGCCCCACGTCCAGTGTAACCGCGCCTTCGCCGAACAGAGCGCCGGCCAAGGTCAGCTTGAAGGCGATGGCGTCGCCATCTCGCTTCAAAGTAATGCCGTCCACCAGGGGTTGCCGCGCGCCAGTCTCAGTGTCGTATTCGCGAAGCTTTTCGACAAGTTGTCTGACGAGTTCGCGCACGTATTCAACAGTCATCGCGCCACTGCGTTCGTAATGATTGGAACGAGCCTTTGTATAGAAGACCGCGCCCACGCGTTCGCAGGACACAAGTTCTGTAAAGAGCACGTGCGCGCCATGCTCCGTCGAGTCGGAGACTTTCTTTCCCACAGGTTTCCCCCGTCGGTTCTTTTTGCGTTCCGCTGCAATCCACCCGTTGTCACAGTTCATGACAAAATGACGCGGGTCAAGTTCCGCTCACGTAACGATAGCGTTTATCCCCAGTCATTCGGCCTTAGCGCGTCCGCCTACGTCGAAGCGGGTAGGGCGTTCGCATGACGCTCAACGATCTCGCGGTCTGGGCTGTGGCCTCGCTGGTGGTGGGCGGCTGGCTCGTCATCTTCTTCGAGTGCGCGCGCGAAGATCACCGCCGCGCACAAGCCAAAGAACGCGAGCGCAAACGCCTCGAGTGCGAGGCGCTTCGGTGCGCAGCGGTCAAACCTTCTTCGTTGGATGCGGTGGCGTGAATCTCCGGAAACAGGAGAGGGGCGAAATGGAAGTCGTTTCTTTGATCGTCGCGGGGTTTGCGCTTCTCGCGGCAGGCGGCGCCGGCGGCATGGCCTATGGCGTGCTACGCGCGCTTGAAGTCAGCCAAGACGCGAACAAGCACCTTCGCGACCAGATCGCGCGCCTCCAGGGTGCGACCGTCCCGGCGATCCGGAGCGCCGCATGACGCCGCTCACTGCACCTGACGGGCTGAAGCTCGCGCCCCAAGAATGGCGTGTGTTCGCGGTGCTCCACGATTGGGCCGATCGCCGCGCTATCGAGCGCGCCATCAACGATCCGGACGGACACCAGCGCTATTCGCCCGCGGCCGTGATCCTCGCCAAACTCAAAGGCAAGATCACGCCTTTCGGGTTGACCATTGAGCGCGAGGAACGTGCCCACACGCGCCGCTGGCGCGTGGTGTGCGTCGAGTCGACGGAGCGGGCCGCATGACCGCGCCGCCCATCAACCACGCCTGCAAGCGGATCAAAGAGCGCTACGGCGCCGAGCTCACCGGCGAAGATTTGCGCGCCATGTGCACGCTCATCAATCTGGGCCAGGCGCACGTCGAGAAAAAGGGCCGCGACGGCGTTTGGCGCGTCGTCGTGCTCTACGAGAAGAAGGCCTATTTTTGCATCTACTCGCCCGAGAAAAACAAAATCCTGACCGTGCTTCCACACGGCTGGGGCTTTGAGCAGAGGCCCGAACCAACCAAGCGCGACTATCACCGTGTACGCCGCCGGCAAAGGGCGATGGGCGCATGAGCAGCTTTCTCTCCCGCTTCTTCAACAGCGAAGCGCCGATCGTTGGCGCGCGCATTGCTGAAGCCCCGGCGCCCCGCGAAGCCATCGACAAGGTGCACGATTACATGCGCACCGCCATTGTCGACGCCACCGGCAAGCGCATCAAAGAGCGTGAGGCCCGCGCCACGCTCAAGCTTTTGGAGCGGCTATGACCACAGACGACGACGCCCGCGATCTCCTGATCCATGTTCGCATTGAAGCGGCCGTCAGAAGCCTTGCCTGGCCGGCGCACAAGCTCTCCCGCCCAGATGCGCTCGGCGCGCTGCTGGCCTGTGCAAACGGCGCTGGCAACCAAAACATCGAGCACATGATCCAAGCCATCATCGAAGGCCAAGGCATCACGCGCGAAGATCTTGGCGAACGTCTCTCCGCGGTCATTGAACTCGATCGCGAGGAAGAGGCGGAACGCGCCGCGCGTCTGATCGATCACGCGCTCGAGCTTGAAGGGGAGGGCGTCTCGTAACCCCAAACGCAAAGGGCGCCCCGGCTTGTCCCCCGGAGCGCCCGAATTTGCGTCGCAACCCCTCAAACCCTGTTCGAGACCTAAGGAGTGCGCAAATCATGCGCTGTTTCACGTGCAATTGCAAGAAGACCACCGCTGATCCCCAGTATTTCCACCGGGGGCGCGCGTGACTCTAGCGCTTCCACACAATCTCGAAGCGGAACAAGCGCTGCTCGGCGCGCTTCTGTTCGATAACGAGACGCTGCACCGCATCAGCGACCTCCGCGCCTCACATTTCTTCGATCCAGTCCATGGGCGGCTGTTCGAGCAAATCGCGAAGCGCGTTCGGGAGGGCACGTTAGCCGATGGCGTCTCGCTCAAGGCGTGGGTTGGCGCCGACGAGGGACTCAAGTCCGTAGGCGGCGCGGTTTATCTCCTGAAGCTCATGGAAGCGGCCGCACCTTTGACGGCGCAGGCGCAATCCTACGCCGATCTAATCCGCGACCTTTCCCTGCGGCGCGACATCATCCTGGCCTGCCGTGACGTGGCTGTGCGCGTAAGCGCGCCGCCTGAAACCATGGACGCCGAAGACCTACTGGTCGAAGCGCAGCGCGCGCTATCGGCTCTCGGAGTCGACGCCGGCTCGAATGAGAGCGCGTGGCGCTCTGCGGCCGAAATCGCCATGGAGGCGGTGGAGCGCGCCTACGCCGGTAAGGCCAAAGGTATTTCTACGGGGCTCCCAAAGCTCGACGAATGCACCGGAGGAGGGCGGCCAGGCACGCTTTGGGTGCTGGGTGGCGCCACGTCGATGGGTAAGAGCGTCGGCGGCCAGCAGCTCGCGGTGAATGTCGCGCGCCAAGGTTTCGGTGTCGCTTATATCCACCTCGAAATGGATTACGAGGAGGTTGGCCTGCGCCTCGCATCGGCGCTCGCCTTCGACTTCAAGCGCATCAACGAGATCGGTGACGCGGCCAATCCTTATTACCTGTCAGCCGCCAACCAAAAACTTCGCCCCAGCCAATGGGAGCGCATGCGCCAGGCCGCGCGGGATGTTGCTCCTCAACTCAAAATCTTTGTCGACGATCGCCCTGGGCGCACGCTTAGCCAAATCGAGAGCGCAACTCGACGCCTGTTTCAAAGAATGCAGCGCGAAAACATCACGCCGGGGCTCGTGGTGGTCGACCACGAAGGCCTGATCGCCTCCGAGGGAAAGTTTCCAAGCCTGCTTGAGGCAGCGACTGCCCGCGGAAACGGTCTGAAGGACATGGCGAAGCGGCTAGGGGTTTGGACCGTAGCGCTGTCTCAGCTCACCAACGAGGGCGCGCGAGCCGATGGCGAGGAGCGCTTACCGACATCGCAGGATCTCAAATACGGCGGGGCAATCACTCAAGCCGCGCACGTCTGTATCCTGATCCACAGGAAGGCCTATTACGCTGAGCGAAAGCCGCACGCCTCCCGCACGGAGGAAGATACCCGGATGACCCGATCTCGAGAGACCACGCTCATCGTGGATAAGGCCCGCGGTGGCCGGCGCGCGCACATCGAAGCCATTATGGACGTTGCGTCAGCGGTTCTTGTCGAGAGCGGGGAAACCGCATGACCTGGGGACTCGGACTGGTCGGCTCGTCGCCAGACGACATCGTGGGTGCGCGGTTTATCGCCTGGGACACCCAGTGCATTTCACCGTTTGCAAAACTCGTGGCGGTTCATCTCTCGGAATTCGCCTGTCCCGTAAGCGGCGAGATCATCATCGACTATCAACGCGTGAAGGATGCGTGCATCTGCCTTTCCGATGACGATGAACTCCACGATTTGCTCGACGCGGTTGGAGAACTCGTTGGCATCGGCGTTCTGAATTACGCGCGAATCACGGGTGGCTTTCTGTATGCCGGCTTCGATGTCGACGACAGTTCCTATTACGGTGACGACACCAATGCGCCGCCTGACTTGCGAGGCAGCGTGTGCTTGGTGGGCGAGGAATGGGTGTACGAGCCCGAGAGCGAAGAAGCGCTCGAAGAAGCGCCCGTTTACGACCAAAATCCCCGCCGACACCGCATCTTCTTGAAGACGGATTATCGCTGCTTTTACTGCAGCAAGGCATGGGCGCAGCATCTTGATCATATGCACCCGCAAATCCGGGGCGGTGGCGACGAAGACGAGAACATGATCGGCGCTTGCCGAACGTGCAACATCCAGAAGAAAGACAGAACGGTCGAAGAGTATCGCGCCTGGTTGTCGCATAAGCGACGGCTCTCATCGATAACGTTGGTCAGGTTCTATGGTGAGGCGACAGTTCAATGAGCGCCGAACTTTCAGGAATCGCCTCGCGTAAAATCGCGGGGGGCGCGGCGCGCCGTACTTTACTGCGCGCTCTAACCGATCAAGCCAACAATGACGGCACCGGCATCTACGCCAGTGTCGCCACGCTGGCGCGAGATTCAGAATTGAGCGACCGCACGGTGCAGACCCACCTCAAAGCCTTCGTTGCGGAAAATCTTCTTCGCCACGTCGGCCGGCGGGAATGCACCCACGGCTATACCAACGAGTACGCGATCAACGTCGCGGCCCTCAAAGCGCTTCCTGACATTCCGCGGGAAGAAGATTTACCGCCGGTGAAATCGCCTCGCCCCCGCAAATCAATCACCGGCGCAAATGCTTCACCGGAGAAAGAGGCGCGGATAAATCAACCAGTCGCAGAAGAAGGTGAAACGACCACTAAATCTAGCGGCTCAGATATTTCACCCGGTGAATTTGCTGCACCGGTGAAACAGGCCCAAGCAAAAGAAAACTCCCCAGACCCCTATAAGAAAACTACATCAACCTCACTTCGTTCGGTTGATGTAGGCGTCCAAACGCTCGATTTGTTGGCTCACACCAAGGCGCGGGAGCCGAGGTTCGAAGCGTTCGACGAACTCTGGGGAGCTTGGCGCGAACGAGATTTGATCCGGCGTTCTCGGAAACCGAAATCGCTTGAGGCGTTCAAGCGGGCAATCAAGGCCGGGTCCTCTGCGGAACGCATCCTAGCTGGCGCGCGCGCCTACCTCGCTAACCCCGACAAAACCAAAGAGCGCGGGCAGTTCATGCTCAGCCTCACAAATTTTCTCGACGAGTGCGAGTACGACGACTGGGCCGATGAGTGGGCGAGTGAACTTCGCCGGCGCCACGCGATCTACGAACATGACGGCTACTGGGAAGCGAAATGGGGACCAAAACCACAACGTCAGCATGAGGCCGCCGCATGAGTTGGACCCTAGAGCGCGAGAACAAGCTCCGCATCCTCTGGGCGCAGGGCTTGAGCTGTAGCCAGATCGCCAAGCAGCTTGGCGGCACAACGCGCAACGCCGTCATCGGCAAGCGCATCCGCCTGGGGCTTCCTGATCGCGCCCCCACCACCGTTTCGCATCGCACCGGCAAGGCGCGCGTGCGCTCGACTCCGGCCAAGCAGATCATTCCTTCGTTGCCGCGTGCTCGGCGCGAGACATCACCACCCACGGTGAAGGTCGATCGCGTCAAACTCCACCCGCCGGCGCGCGGCCCCAACGCCGTCCGCTTCATCGCGCGGGCCTCGGATCAATGCCCAATGTTTTGCGCCGGAGAGGAGGGGCCTGACGGCTTTGTGTGCGGTGAGGCAGTGACGCGCGGGGCCTGGTGTGAGGATTGCGCGCGTTTGGTTTGGAGCGGGCGCACCGCGGCGGAGTTGGTGGCAGCGTGAGCGTCGAACGTCTCCCCGTGGTGCAATCCAAAGCCCGCGATCATTTCGACGTGACGCTTGAGCAGCTTGGTCAGTGGCTTGCTGAGGCGGAAACGCTGGGTGGCTGGCGCGCGCTGGAGCTTGTCGAGAACGAAGCGGGCCGCGTCCACTATCTGGTGAAGCGGGTGATGGATCGTGATCAGCGCGCGCGGGTTTGGGAAGCGCGGCTGCGTGCAGAACTGACGGGACTTGGCGATGCTCCTGTGTGATCGCATCGGCTGTCCGATCGAGCGCCTCGCGCAATCCATCTGCGACGAACTCGACGGCAAGAACGGCCGCGCCAAGTGCAACGCAGCCATTGAGCACGTCTCTCACTGCGCCATGTGCAATGAGCGCGCGGAGTGGAAGCGCGATAGTGAAGGCTTGGTGCGCTGGCTAGGAGAACGCAGAGCGTCAAGGGTCGCTTAACGGTTCGCCGCGTTTTTGTGAGACGATGCAGCTTTCCATCGATTTGAACGATCAGCTTCCGAGCAATCCGCGCATCTTCCCGGGCGCCAACAATCCGCCGGAGGACATGAGCACGGCGCGCGCGGCGCGGATCATTCTGCAGGCGGCGGAGTATCTCGAATTTCAATTCGGCGATTTGCTCAAAAAGATTCTGGCGGCGCGCAAAGGCAAGCGGCCGATGTCCTTCCGCAAGGTTCTGTGTCACGCGCTCCGCGGCGTTGTGCGTTTGGAAGACCTAGCCGCCGTGCTGGACATGAACCGCAAGACCGTGGGCGAGGATCAGCAGCGCCCGCTCAAATGGGCGGAAGAGGATGACGCCTTCGACCGCGAGCTCGAGCACGTGAGCCAGGCGGTCTATTTCCACGTCATCACCGATAAGACGCTGTTCGAAGAGCGTTTGGCCCACTGGACCGAACAGGACGTAAATCTCCGCAAGTTGGAAAAGCAGCAGAAGGAACACGAGCGCGCCGCGCGCGAAGCTGAAGCGGCCGCAGAGGAACTGGAAGAACGCGCTAAGGTTCGCGCCGCCAAGGCCACCAAGAAGCTTCTCCGTGGCGTTGCTGACGCCAGCGCGCTTGAAGCCGCGCACATGGGCGCGAAGGCCGTCGCGAAGCGTCTCAGCGCTCAGGCGCTTTCCGTGCTGGCTTCACTCGGCAGAGCCGATGACCGCGGCGACCGGCGCACCGCCGGCGAACTAAACGGCCCTGGCCTCGACGAATGCAAGAAGCTTGGCCTCGCGCGCAGCGCCGAGCCGTTCCTTTCCGAAGCGCCAGATCCACGCCAAGGCATCACCGCTTTCGGGAAGAAGGTTCTGGAAAAAGCCATCGAGCTTGAACTCGTGAAGCCCGCTAAGAAGCGAGACAAGCAACCCCGCGACTGAGTAATTCCCGCTATCATTCCATCTCGTTCGCGAAGCCGTCCGATCAATCAACGCGCTCTCGCACAAGTCTGAGGATGGAGTGGTCAGCGATGATCGGACGCAGCGCGGGCGAGGCTTGAGGTGGACGGCTCGGTCTCCATTTCGGTCGGCTCCATTATTGGGCTTGTGGGTTTTCTGTTCCAAGTGGGCCTCACGGTTGGGCTTGTCGCGCTGGGCTACGGCGCCTTGAAGCAGCGGGTCATCGCTGTGGAGGAAATGCAGAAAGAGCACACGACCCTCTCGCAAAGCGTAGTGCGCTTGGAAGCCGAACTTGAGAGCGTCGGCCGAGAGATCAAGGCCCTTCGTGAAGACATGAAATCCATTCGCGATATTTTGGACCGCGCTCGAGCGGCGGCGCGCGCATGAAGCGCTACATCGCCAGATTTGCCAGAGGCGGCTTCCCCGAACTCTATGTGGTGTTGGATACGCAAGAGGGATGCGTGCTCGGCGAACCGAAGCCATATCATCTTGCGAACGATGAGGCCGGAGAGCGCAACAACGGCACATGGGGCCAAGCGCAAAACCCAGTAGGCGAACAGGTCGCAGCGCTTCACGCTTCTCTATGGGCTTGGACGCTTCCGCCAACGCTGAAGCCCTGAACCCCGCCGCTTCTGATTGCGCGTCAAAATCAAACGCGTGACAGACGAAATCAAAAAATCAAAGCGCGGCGGCAAGCGGGAAAACGCTGGTCGTAAGCGCAAGGCAAAGACGCCGGCTGAGCCGAAGGCTTCCGTTGTCGAGGCGTCCCCGCAGGCAGGGAAGCCAAAGCTCGGACGCCCCAGCGACTTCACAGATGCCATCGCCTCAGAGATTTGCGACCGGCTTTGTGCGGGGGAGAGCCTTCGGACGATTGTTCGCGACGATCACATGCCGGCGTCCAGCACCGTTTTCAAATGGCTCGCCGCTAGACCGGCTTTTGCGGAGCAATACGCGCGCGCTCGGGAAGTGCAAGCGGACGCGATCTTCGAGGACATTCTCGATATCGCGGACAATGCGACCAACGATTGGATGGAGCGCCACGGCGAAGAAGATAAAGGGTGGGTGGCGAACGGCGAGCACATCCAGCGCTCTAAGCTTCGGGTCGATGCCCGGAAATGGATGGCTGGCAAGCTCGCCCCCAAGAAGTATGGCGAAAAGACCGCTGTGGAACTGAGCGGCAAAGATGGCGCGCCGCTGACGCCGGTTATCAATGTCACAATCGGTAGCACTGAACCTTCACCTGCATCCTAAGCAGGGCGAAGCGCTTAACTCACCAGCGACTGAGATTCTCTATGGCGGCGCGGCGGGCGGCGGCAAGAGCCACCTTATGCGCATCGCGCTCATCATCTGGTGCGCGGCGATTCCGGGATTGCAATGCTACATCTTCCGTAGGGTGCTTGATGACCTAATCAAAAACCACATCGAAGGGCCAAAAGGATTTCGCGCGTTGCTCGCTCCGTGGAAACTGGCGGGGCTGGTCGATATCGTCGAAGATGAAATCCGCTTCTGGAATGGGTCCAAAATCTATCTCTGCCACTGCAAGGACCCGGCGCATGTTTACAAATATCATGGCGCGGAAATTCACGTTCTCATTATTGATGAGCTGACGACGTTTCTCGAAACGATGTATCGCTACCTGCGCAACCGCGTGCGCATGGTGGGCATCAATCTGCCTCCGCAGTATGCCGGCTGCTTCCCACGCATCCTTTGCGGTACCAACCCCGGCAACATCGGCCACCTCTGGGTGAAGCGGACTTTTATCGATGGCGTGGTGGACATGGAAATCCGGCGCATGCCAAAGGCGGAAGGCGGCATGCTGCGCCAATACATCCGCGCCAAGCTCGAGGACAATCCCTCGATGGCGGCAGACGATCCAGGCTACGAGGATCGCCTTGAAGGCCTGGGGTCCGCCTCGCTCGTCAAGGCGATGCGCTGGGGGGACTGGGATGTCATCGAGGGCGCGTTCTTCGATTGCTGGGATCCACGCAAGCATGTGCTGCGGCCCTTCACGATTCCCGACACGTGGCCGCGTTCGCGCTCCGGAGACTGGGGTAGCGCCAAGCCTTTCTCGTTCGGGTGGTGGGCGCAGGTGCAGGATGACTATCGGACGGAAGAGGGGATATGGCTGCCGCGCGGCTGTCTCGTGCGCTACCGCGAATTCTATGGGGCGAAGAAGGACGAGAGCGGCGTATCGCTTCCTAACGTGGGCTTAAAGTGGCACGCTGTGAAGGTCGGCGAGGAACTGGATAAGATCGAAGCCAAGCTTGGCAGGCGCCCGATCGATGGCGTGCTTGATCCTGCAGCGTTTGCCGAGAATGGCGGGCCGTCGATCGCATCGGAGCTGGCCCGCGGCTCAGGCAATCGCATCTTCTGGCGACAGGCCGACAACAAGCGGGTCGCGCAGCGCGGGGCCATGGCAGGCTGGGACCAGGTGCGCGCGCGCCTCGAGGGCGACAATGAGGGACGCCCGATGATCGCCTGCTTCAACACCTGCGTGGATTCGATCCGCACGATTCCGGCGTTGCAACATGACAAAAACCACCCCGAGGACATCGACAGCGACATGGAGGACCATGCCGGCGATGATTGGCGCTACGAGTGCAACAGCCGCCCATGGCTCAGGCCGCGGCGAACCGACGACAGCGACAAGGCCAAGCCCAGCGACTACGGCCGTAACCGCGCGCCGTCTAATGACTGGATGACGAGCTGAGCGAAGCAGGGTAGAAGCGCGTTGCGAGGGGCCAATGATCGTCCTCATCCTCATCGCCATTGTGGCCGTGATCTTCTACCTCGATCGCATTGTCGGCTTGATAGAAGCGCGCCACGAAACGCGCCAAGAGCGGATGCAACGCATCTCCGACAAGATCGTGGACAAGGCCATGGACGGCTGGCGGCGCAATCGCCGCTAACCCCGCCCAGCACCCGCACGCCCGCAAAATGCGCGGGTGTATTCTCCCGACGATAGCGCCGAGCAAGAGCCTGAGTACGAGGGCCTAGCCTTCGACCAGTACACGACCTGGTGGCGCGAAGCCGTCGATGGGTATGCCGAGCCGCGCAAGCAGCACATCCGCGACGAAGAATACTACGACGGCGACATCAAAGGCACGGGCTGGGGCCACTGGACGGAAAGCCAGCTCACCAAGCTCGGCATCCGCAACCAGCCGCCAGTCACCCGCAACATCGTCTGCCGGAAGGTCAACGCCATTTGCGGCGTGGAGCAGCGCTCCCGCAGTGAGCCGCGGGCATTGCCACGCACACCCAAAGACCAGAAGTCCGCCGAAATCGCCACCGACTCGCTCCGCTACATCAAGGAGCAAACGCACTGGATCAACACCAAGAGCGAGAAGGTCCTAGAGGCGGTCAAGATCGGCTTTGCGGCTGTTGAGATTGGCGGCGCGCCGGATCGGGTGCCGGTCACGCCGATCGCCTGGAAGGATTTTTTCTTCGATCCGCGCTCGCGCATGTTCGATTTCTCGGACGCGCGGTATCTGGGTGTCGCCAAGTGGCTCGATGCTGACGTAGCCAAGGCCACTTATGCTGGGCCGGAAATCCAACGCCCGCAAATCCCGCCGCAGCCGCCGACCGACGATCCGGTCATCCTTCAGCAATGGGCGCTGCAAGCTCAAGCCATCATCAATGCCTGGCAGCAGGAAGTCGCGCGTCGTCAGCAAATCATCGACATCATCGACTCGACCGCCAACGGGGCTGGATCAGACCGCACAGGCGCGGGCGGCGATGATTTCGAAGACCGTCCTGCCAACATTTTCTGCGACGCCAAGCGCAAGCGCGTCTTCGTCATCGATATGTGGCACCAGGACCCGAAAGAGGGCTGGTTCCGCTGCGTGTTCACCGGCGCGGGCAAGCTCTTCACGGAGCCGGCGAAGTTCATCGAGAAAGACGATTGGGGCCGGCCGCGCAAAATCCACCCGATCAAGGCGTTCTCGCTGCACGTCAGCAAGGATTTGTGGCGCTCCGGCGAAGTGCGCGGCATGCGCTCGACCCAGGATGAGGTGAATTTCCGCCTCTCCAAGAAGCTGCATTACCTCGCCACCAACCAGCTCTTCTACGTGCCTGGCGCGTTTGAAGAGCAGGACAAGGAATCGGTTCGCGCCGAGATCAACAAGCCCGATGGCGTGATCGCGGTGCGCGACATCCAAGGCTTCAAGGTCGAGAAAAACCTGGATGTCGCCATGGCGCTGGACGTGGCCATGCAGGAAGCCATGCGCTTCCTCGATGCGGAGGGCGCAAATCTCGAGCTTCAGGGTAAGGAAAGTGGCGCTGCGTCTGGGCGCGCCATTCTCGCGCGCCAGCAAGCGGGCCTAGGCCAGCTCGGGCCGATCTTCGACCGCATCCACGATTGGGAATTGCGTTGCTACCGAGCCATGTGGGCGCGCGTGCAGCAATTCTGGGACGGGCCGATGTATGTGCGCGTCACCGACGACAAGAACGCTGCGCGCTTTGCGGCGGTCAATGGCGCGCCTGTGGTGGATCGCGACAACGGCAACGCGCCGGCGCAGCCGCCGATACCGAACGATCCGCGCCTGATGATCGGCGCCAATGGCGGCCCGCCTGGTGATCCCCTGGCGCCGAATGAGGCAGGCGATCCCGACGAGCAGGCACAGGTCGGGCCGATGCTGGCCGAACTCGACATGGACATCATCATCGATCGCGCGCCCGAAGCGGCAACCCTGCAGGCCGAGCAGTTCGAGTCGTTCACACAGATTTTGCAGTCGGGCGCCTTGGGCCCGCCAAATCCAGAATGGGGGCGCGTGCTCGTCACCATGTCGGCTATGCCAGAGAAAACGCAAATTCTCGACATGCTCGACAAGATGGCCGCGAAACCGCAAGGGCCAACGCCTGAGCAGAAGGCAGCACTCGCCAAGCTTGCAGCGCAAATCGACCAGATCATCGCGCAGACGCAAAAGACCAAGGCAGAGACCGCGAAAACCGCAGCCGAGATTCCCGGCACACAAGCGGATGCAGCGCTCACGCACGCGCAAGCCCGCACCGAAAACGTCAATGCGACAATGACTGAACTCAGTGCATCAGACGCGCTCGCTTTGCGCGATTGGATGAACACAGCGGGAGGAGCGCCCGCCATGCAATTCGCTCCGCCGGCCGCCGCGGCACCACCGGGCGCTCTCGGCTTGCCACCGTCAGAGGCAAACGGGCCGCCTCCGTTTTGAAAGGGCGTTGTCGTCAGGCCTCACGATACGGGGCCGGTTGAGGAAGTGAAGAATGGACGGATACGCGGCTTTGATGGAGCAGAAGGGGAGTGAACCAGCGCCGGCGGCGGAAACGCCTCTCGCGCAGGACGCGCCCGTTGCTGCGCCAGAAGCTGCCGCGCCCGTTCAAGCCGAAACGCCAGCCGCTGCGGTCGAAACGCCCGCTGCCGCGCAAGCAGAGCCGCAAGATCACAGCGTCCCGCTGAATGTTCTCCTGCGCACGCGGGAAGAGTTCGGCGGCAAGCTGACGCTTGCGGAGCAGCGGGCGCTCGCTGCAGAGAACGAACTCGCGCAAATCCGGCGCAAACAGCAGGAAGCGGCAGAGCAAATGCCGCATCCTCTGGACGATCCGGACGGGTTCGGCGCCTGGATGCTGAACAAGCAAAAGGCCGCCGTCGATGGCGCTGTTGGTTCGCTGCGTCAGCAGCACCAGCAGCAGCTCGAGGCGATCTCGCGCAACATGATGCTGCGCCACCTTGGCGCGGAGAAGTTTGGCGAACTGGACAAGTTCATCCAAGCCGCTCCGGACCAGGCGCACGCCGTGGCGCTGAAGCAAGCCGATCCTTACGGCTGGTTCTTCGAGAAGTTCGAGGAAGCGCAAAGGCACCGCAAGGCGCAGGACGCTCTCAAGGCTCTCGGAGATAAATCGCTCGAAGAGCGCATCGCGGAAGCGGTCGCTGCCGAACGCGCCAAGTGGGAGTCATCGCAGACGCCCGCAGCCGCGCCGACGCCAGCAACGCCAGACCGCGACCGCAATCCGGACGGCACATTCAAAGCCTCAACCCAACCGCCACAACGCCACCAGCCGCCAAGTCTCGCTCTCGTCGAAGGTGCAGGCGCACCGACCGGTGAGGATGCGCGCGGCGGCTACGACAAACTTTTCAAGCGAGGTTGAGATAGCCCCCAATGGCTGAGACGACACTCATTTCCGCCCACTACATGCAAAAGTGGGCTGCTGAAACCTTCATGGAATTTCAGCGCGAAAGCGGCTTCCTCCCGTACACGGGTGAAGGCGCCAACAACATCATCGTTTCCCGCAAAGAGCTTGTGGGCGGCGGTCAGACCATCAACATTCCGTTCTTCCCGGACCTGTCGGGCGACGGCACCGCCGGCGCTGGCGTCTTGGAAGGCAACGAAGAAGCCGCGACCGCCTCTAATGAGCAAGTGGCCGTCGACTTCCTGCGTCACGCCACCAAGTTCACCAAGCGCGATGTGAGCTTCGTCAACTTCGACCTCTTGAAGGCTTCGAAGACGCTGGTGAAGAACTGGGGCCGCAACAAGGTCCGCTCGCGCATCATCGACCAACTCCTGTCGGTGCGCGCATCCGGCACCGGCGCCAATCTCTATTATGGCAAGGTCACATCGTCCTCGACGGGCCCGGTCATCACGGCGGCAAACTCGGCCGGCGCGGTGGTCTCCATTGATGGCGTGACAGTGACGACCGCCTCGGAAGCCAACAAGGACACCTGGATCACCAACAACGCTGACCGCGTGGTTGCCGGCTCCTTGGCCTCTAACGTCTCGACGGATCACTCCAACACGCTGGCGACGCTCGACACGACCGACGACACGCCGCGCGCGGCGATTCTCGATCTCGCACGGTCGAAGGCGAAGCTTTCCAGCCCGAAGATCAACCCGTTCATGGTCGATAACGACAACAATGAATGGTACATCTTCTTCGTCGGCACGCGCGTCTTCCGCTATCTCGAGCAGGACCCGACCATTCTCCAAGCCGACCGCGAGTCGCGGCAACGCGACGCCGGCGCGCTGAAGAACAATCCGATCTTCACGGGCGGCGAGCTGCTCTATCGCGGCGTCATCATCAAGGAGATTCCGGAACTGCCGGTCATCTCCGGCGTGGGCGCGTCGTCTGCGGATGTCGGCGTTGGCTTTCTGTGCGGCCGCTCGGCGATCGGCTGGGCGCTCGGTCAGGAAATGCAGGCGATCGAAGACACCAAGGACTACGGCTTCCGCCGCGGCGTCGGCATCGAAATGCTTGACGCCTACAAGAAGATTCACTTCGGCGGCTCGACCGGCGCTGCGCCGGTGCAGCACGGCGTTGTGACTGTTTACATGGCCGTGGCCTAAGCGAGGAGCGGAAAACAATGGCTACCACTTTCACTGGCCCTCGCGCAGGCGCAGGCATCGTTCCGGTCGATCCTGGCATGGGCTTCGTAACGTTCGGCATTCCGGGTTGGATCGACATCGCCACCAACCCGACCGCCAACGATGTTTACGAACTCTGCTGGCTTCCGGCTGGCTTTGTTTGCACGGGCGGCTTCATCTACTCGACTGACTTCGATGTCGGCACGGAAGCGCTCGACATGGATCTGGGGTGGGCCAGCAATGGCGGCTCCGGGACTTACGACGCTGCGGACTCCGATGGTCTCGGTAATTTCGGCGTCTGGAACGGCGACGCCTTCGCCACCGGGAACATCAGCATCGTCGCGGGCAACATCATGTCGTTCGCCGGCGCGTTTCTGTCAGGCACGGGCGTTTTCCCGTATTTCACCAAGAAGACCAAAGTGCAGGCGCTCTGCAACGTGACGGCCAATTCGTTCTCAGCGGGTCGCTTGTCGATCATCTGCAACGGCTACGTCGATCCGTCGCTGCGTGCGGGCTGATAGGGGGCTTTGATGGCTACTGTTGCCCAATTTCGCCCGCTTCGCCGCGGTGCGATGAACCAGCAAGGGGCGCTCTACGATTTCCTTTTCAACGTGAAGGAAGTCATCAACACCGCGTTCAACTCCAACCTATCGTTGGAGCCGGGGTCCGCGCCCAGCATCACGACGCTAAGCAAGGGGTCTGGCGTTTCGGCGACCGAGACGTATGCGGTCGGCATCTTCAAAACCGGAACGCTGATCACCACGCGCATCGTCGTCGATATGACGGGTCTCGTTGGCAGCGCCACCGATCTCGACATCATCGGCAATACTGGCGGCGCCGCGAATTGCCATTGGGGCCGGATCACCACGGCTCTCAATGGCACGATGTGCGGCGGACGCGTGACCTGTCTCGAAGTCCCAGCTGGCGGAACCAACGACATCGACTTTTATTCGGCGTCTGAAGCGACGGGCGCGCAAGATGCGCTCGTCACGGGCTTGACCGAAACGGCGTTGGTTACTTCCGGCGGTGCTTGGACGAGCGGCGCAAGCAAAGGCATGACCGCTGTCCCGGCTGCGAACGAGTATCTTTACATCACCAACGGCGCTGCTTCTGGCGGCACGTTCACGGCCGGCAAGTTCCTGATCGAGCTGTTCGGCTACGCGGCTTAATCCCGCGCACAAAAGAGGAAATGCATGCGAGTCATCTTCATCGGCGATCCCATCGAGCTTGAACGTGGAGAGGGGCTTTCACGGCTCTCAACCACGCTTTACGGCGTAACTTTTCCGATGAGCGCCGAAGTCGATGTCTCGCATCTTTCAGAGATGCAGAAGCGCAAGCTTCTGAACAATCCGCACTTCCGTCCGGCCGGCGTCGACGCTGGACCTCAACAGCTCGTTCTCCCGGCCGCCGCTACGCCAGAAGCGGAAAGCGCAGAAAGCGCCGCCGCGACCGAGGATGATGCTGAAGAGGCTGCAGCGGCTGCGGCGCATGCCGAACGCGCGGCCGCCAAGCGCAAGAAATAGGGGCGAAACGAGATGGCCGTTACCAGCGTTGGCGATCAGAATACGAGCTTAACGCTGATTACGGCAACAGCCGGTCAGGTCCTCAAGGGCGCCTCGTTTGTCAATACGTCGAGCGCCATTCTCTATCTCCTGCAAGGCATAGGCACGGCAAGCTCGTCCAATTATTCTGTGGCTCTCTCTCAGAACGATTATTTCGAAGCGCCACATGAAAACTGGGTGCGGGGCGGCGTCTCTGGAATCTGGGCGAGCGACGCCGGCGGCGCCGTGCTCATAACGACGTGGTGAGGCGCTGATGCCGCTTTACCGCGCTACGGCGACGACCCTTGCAAATCTGGTTGGTGCTGATGGTGCATCCGGAGGCTTCGTCAAGGATAGCGAGGTCTCGACGTTTGCGCGGACGTACCTAAACCTATCCAGCGGGCGAGCAACGGACCAGATTCTCGGCACCTGGCATGTGCTTGCCCAATCATCTGTCGCCACGACACGCAACAGTGTCAACGGCGCTGGCGACGCCACTGAGGCGACGCTGGTTACGGTGACGATTCCAGCGGGGGCCCTGGGGGCCAATGGTCGCTTGCGGGTCACACTGGACTGGACCTATACCAACAGCGCCTCGACCAAGAATCTGCGGGCGCGGCTGAACGGGCTCTCGGGAACGACGCTAGATTTCATCGCTCCTACGACGACGGCCTATCAGCATCGCCAGTTTGAGATCGGCAATGTCAATTCAGCCAGTTCACAAGTCGGCGCGCCATCAGCGTTCGCCAATGGTGGCTGGGGCACATCGACTTCTGCGATGTTGACTGCGGCGATAGACACGACAGCCGCAGTGGATCTTGTGTTCACGACGGCATGGGGCGCATCGGCTTCGGCTGAAAGCATTTCGCTGTCGCGGTATCTTGTTGAGCTTCTCTACGCCGCTTAAACCCCGCCGCGCCACGCTTCCGCCTCACAATAGAGCATGGCCGACATCACTGCGGTTCAGCTTCGCCAGCGTGTGGCGGAAGAGCTGAAAGTCTATTCCCCAGACCAGGAATTGAGCGCCGACGTGGCGGCGCGGATCGACACGTCGATCGCCGACACGCGCGCCTATCTGCAAGAGAAGCGTCTGTGCTGGTGGGGCGCTGACGCAATTCCGCAAGCCATCGTTATTCCGCTGACCTGGGTGGTCGCGGCTTTTGCCTGCACGAAATTCGGCAAAGCGGGGCAGGGGTATGAAACCGGCGACGAGCGCGGCCGCAAGGAACTCGTGGCGCTGCGTGGATCAGCCGACGTGCAGGCCGTGGCGCCGGATTATTTCTGATGCCGTCGCAGCGCGTCGAAATCCCGATCGGCATGCGCCAAGAGAAGGCGCGCTCGCCCTTCGTCACCAGCCAAAGCCTCATCAACTGCTATGCGGAAAACCTGCCGCAAGCCGGATGGTCGGTTTATGGCGGGCCGGGCTTGGTGCAGTTTGGCGAATGCGGCAACGGCCCGATCCGCGGCTCTCACGACTTCAATGGTGAACTGCTCGCCGTCTCTGGCGACATGCTTTACAGCGTCGACGAGAACGGCGATGCGACCGCAGTGGGTTCCATCGCCGGCTATGCGCCCGTCATCATTTCCAACAATGGCGTGCATGCGGCGATCGTCTCAGATTCTACGTCCTATCTCTATGATGGATCCACGGCGACGCCGATCAATGATCCGGACTTTTTGACTGCGGCGAGCGTCGATTTTCTGAAGCAGGTGCTGATCTTCACCAAGCTCAATTCCGGTGTGTTCTTCACTTCGGAATTGGCTGATGCGGTTGATTACGACGCGCTCGATAAGGCCACAGCGGAAGCCAAGCCCGACAAGCTCCGTCGCGTGTTCGTCACCGGCAACGAAGCCTTGATGCTCGGAGAGCGGAGCGTCGAGGGGTACTATTTCTCCGGAAAGCCCGATGGCGTACCGCTCTCACCGACGCAGACCTATCTGGATTATGGCCTGGCTGGCCGGGACGCCGTGTGCGCGATCGACAACACGGTTGCTTGGCTCTCGCATCTTCTGGACTTCCGCACGCTGCGCGATCAAACGCCGCTCGCCATCGCGGATCCCGCGATCGTCTCCATGATCCAGGGTTGGACTAATCCGGAAACCGCGCGGCTGTTTTCCTTTGCAGCCGGCGGGCATGAATGGATGGCCGTGCGTCATGCTGATGGCTGTGCGTTGTGGGACGCAACGACGCGGCTTTGGTCGATGCGCCAGAGCCATGGCATAGACACTTGGCGCGCGGCGTCGAGCGTGTGGGCGTACAACAAAAATATCCTAGGCGATGCAACGGACGGCACGCTCTGGACGCTTGATCCGAACACCCACGCGGAAGGGTCAAATCCTCTAGTGCGGACCATGGTCTCGCACACGCTGGGGCCGGGCGGGGCGCCCTTCACCTTGGATAAGGTTGAGCTCGAAGTGGAAACCGGCGTCGGCCTGGCGACGGGCCAAGGCTCAGACCCGAAAATCTGGATGCAGCTTTCCCGTGACGGTGGGCGCACCTACGGCGCGCGCCTCGAGCGTTCGCTTGGCCTCATGGGCAAGCGCAACACCATCGTCGTCTGGCAAGGGCCGTTCGGTGATTTTCCTACGCACGGCGGTGTCATTAAGTTCGGCGTGTCTGATCCGGTGCGCTTCACCGTCACTAAGTGCTGGGCTGAATATACGGGGCTGCGGCCATGAACGAGTTTCCGTTTCCCGCCACGACATTACGTCATCTGAGCGAACTGAAGGACGCGCTGGATGAGCGCTTCAAGTTCGGCGCCGGTTCACCCGAGGGCGTGGTCACCGCCAACGTCGGTTGCCAATACATCAACACGGACGGCGGCGCATCCACCACGCTTTATCTGAAAGAGAGCGGAACGGGGACCAACACCGGCTGGGTTGCAAAGTGATGCTCGCCAAGCTGAAGCGCTCACTCAATCCGGCGCCGTTCAATGCCATAGCCAATCACCCTGACGTGCGCCCGTGGCTTGGCGGGGAAGGGCCGCTTGATCTCGGCGCGATCGTCGCCAACCCAGCAAACGTCTCATTCCTGCACGAGCAAGGCGGCTTCATCTGTCACAAGATCGGCGACGGCCGCTACGAAGTGCATTCGTTGTTCTTGCCTGAGGGCAGGGGCGGTGAAGCTGTTGCCTGCATGCGCGAGGGCATGGTCTTCATGTTCTGCGCGACTGATTGCGTCGAGTTGGTCACGAAATGTCCGGATGGAAATGGGGCCGCGCTCGGCATCGCGCGCGTTGGCGGCTTTCAAGAGCAATTCCGCCGTGAGCGGTGCTGGGCGTTCCAAGGCGACATGGTTGGCGTTTCACACCAGGCGCTCTCGTTGCAGCGATGGATTACCCGCAGCAATGAGTGCCTGGACCGCGGCCGCTGGTTTCACGAGAAACTTGAGGCGGCGAAGATCGCCAAGGATTCCAATCGGCCGATCCATGAGGACGACGAAGCTCATGATCGCGCGGTTGGCGCGAGCGTGCTGATGGCGCTGGCGCAAAACCCGCGCAAGGCGGTCTGGGCCTACAATCGTTGGGCCGTCTTCGCGGGCTATGCGCCGATCACGCTTCTCTCGGAAGCGCCTCCGGTCATCGACGTTGTGGACGCAGTAGTGGCGCCTCGGGGCGAGGACATGGAGGTCATGCTGTGCCGCTAGGAGGCGCCATTGCAGCAGTAGGCTCAGTCGCGGCCGGCGCGATCGGGGCAAATGCGCAAGCTAAGGCTGCAAAGCAAGCCGCCAACGCACAGGTCAAAGCGGCTGACCAAGCCACGGCGCTGCAGCGCGAAATCTACTACGACCAGCGCGATTTACTGACGCCGACGATCACCAGCGGCGCCGACGCCCGCGCGCACCAAATGCTCATGTTGGGTTACACGCCGGAAGAGGTTCGCAATTACCTCAATGGCGTCTATGGCGCAGTGAGCGGCCCGATCCCAACGCCAGGCAGTTCCGGCGGCCAACAAGGCGGCGTCGGCACGACAGGGCCGGCGACGACCAGCGCTACGCCTCCCGACACGTCATGGATCGACAGTTACGATCCGCAATCCTTCCTGCGCAGCACGCCTGGCTATCAGTTCAATTTTGACGAGGGCCAACGCGCGCTTGAGCGCAGCAAGGCTGCGGGCGGTGACTATTTCTCCGGGGACACCGCGCGCGCGATCGCGCGTTATGGAGAAGATTACGGCTCCAACTACTGGAACCATCTCTTCGACCAATACGGCTCGCTCGCTGGCGAAGGTCAAACCGCCACCGGCACTACGGTCAATGTCGCGGGTCAGTACGGCGATAGCGCTGCGGCGAACACCAGGGCGGCGGGTCGAGCGCGTGCGAGCGGCTATGAGCAGGCTGGCAACGCCTGGGGCAATTTCTGGCAGGGCGCGGCGGGTGTGCCGATGTACGCCTACGGCCAAGGCTGGCTTGGGAAATAGGAGCAAGCCATGGACGCAAACTGGTGGAACCAAGCGCTCGAATCCTACGACGTTGGCCGCGCGCATCGCGCAGACCGGGAGAACGCCGACGCGTTCGCCAATGGCGGCTACGACGCAGTGGAGCAAGCGGCTGGCCGCCGTGGCGATCTGCAAACGGCGACGAGCGTGCGCCGCTTTCAAGACGCGCGCCACGAACAAGCGTTTCAGTGGTTCACGAAGAACGCGCCCTACGCGCGCAACGTGCTCCGGGCCGCGCGCAATACTCAAGATCCACAAAAGCGCAGCGCTTTCCTGCAAAACCAGCGCGGCCGCTTCGAAAGCATGGGATTTCAGCCCGAGCAGATCGATCAAGCGATCCAAGCGCTGACCAATCCGGACACCGCCGAGCAGGCCTTCACTGAATACGACGCCGCATTCTCGCAATACGAAGACCCGAACTGGCAATTGGTGCAGACCGATCAAGGCCAGCAAGCGGCGGCGATCGATCCGAGCAGCGGGCACATCACGCTCGGCGACAACGCGCTTCCAAGCGCGACGGGCCGCATGGCGACCGCGGAAGAGGCCGTGGCGCTCGGCTTTCAGCCTGGCACGGCGGTGTGGCTGGCGCCGGGTCAACCGCCGCGCCCGTTGCAAAACCCGCACTATGGGCGACCTGGTGCGGCGGCGCCAGGAGATGATGACTGGGAGGCGTTCTGATGTCGAATGACTATGACGCATCTCTCCAACCGATTCCCCAACCGGACGCCAACTCAACGACTTCAGGAGGCGGAGCGCGATACATCGGACCGCGCATTCGCAATCGAAGCACTGGCGAAGTCCGCTATTGGGTGCAAGGCCAGGGCTATGTTGGCGCGAATGATTTGCGTCGTCTTCCTGCGTTGGAGCAACGGCAGGTCAATGAAGCGCGCCAGCGTTCAAACTTGATGGTGCAATCCTTGCCGGACTGGCATCGCTTTGAGGAACTGAACACCAGAG